ACCCATTTCCCAACTTCCACTTATTGGATAGGCCTCAATGGTAAAATTAGCAGCTAATTCTTCTGCTTTAGTTATCTTTAATTGTAATGATGCACTAAATGAACCACTCGGTATGGTATTATTTACTATACTTTTAGATATTTCGGTAGTATCAAACTGAATTAATACTCTACTCATATCAGGTGTTTCACCATAGTACACTTTAGAAATTTCTAACATCTCATCTATACCAGTATTTTGGTAAGGTTGTTGTAAGTATATAGTTGCATCTTGTGATGCTGTATAAAATAATATCATTATAATGCTCTCCCTTTAATATCTGTATTAGGAAACTTCAATTCAAAAATAGAAGGGTCTAATGATGGATATACAATTTTATTCTTAGTTGCTGCTTTAATATCATATTGATTATGAGAATGTACATCATCACATATATTATATATTTCGAATTTAGGAACTGTTGCTACACCATCTACATTTGCTAATTCCAATTCTAACTCACCTAAATTAATTGGTTGATTAATTTTTCTATTGTAGATATTAAAATAGTTTGTTATTGATTGAATACAATTTAATACAACTTCTCTTTTATTATAATTTGAAAAAGTTGTTATTTCAAAATTTACCCCAATGTTAATAATATAACCATCTAATATATTAACCGCATCTGTAATTAATCTATAATCGTTTAAATACGTTTTAAGGTTGTTTTTAGTTGCTGTATTTAGTTGAGTAAGGTTTCCATTCGAATCATATCCAAGTGTGAACATATTGATTGCAAATGGGTTATTATTTGAATCCTGTTCTACATATACTTTAGCAATACTACCAAACGATGCATCCATTGATAATGCTCTAACTTCGTAATCTTGTTTAGTCACTGCTCTATTTTGTGAAGCGAAATTTGCAATTGAATTTTCTCTAATTTCATCTAATGTTTCTAATCCTCTACCACCTGTTGCTGGAATTAAGTTATCTACTGCTATTGATGCTTTTGATTGTTGATATAATGGTGATGTTGTTGTATTAAATGTTAACAAATCTTCATCAAATTCAATTTTTGTAATTGTTCTTAAATCGTTTGAAGCAACATTTGATGTAATACCTCCACCCGCTAAATATTTAATAATAATTTTACCGGTAGGTGCAATACCATAGGTTGATGTTTTTAAAAAGTTAGAAGGGTCAAATGATTGTTCTAATCTACTAATTGAATTGTTTAATCCTAAACCTACATTTTTAGTATTAGGTACAATCATTTCATCTGCCGTAGTTTCACTCGCTGCTCCAAATCTTAATTGAACGGTATCAACATTTGTTACTCTTGTTGTAAATCTTTTATTTGTTTTAAATAATTTTAAATTATATGGAGTAGTTTCATTATCTGATGTTAATGTATTATCATATATTGAAGCATTTGCTTCTTTTATATAAATCATTTCTTGTGCCAAGTAGGGAACTTCATAATATTGATTATTAGAACCAGATTCAGCTACTGATATTATTTTTATAAAATTAGAATCAGTAATATTAATTGTTGGATTTGGTATAAATGAATTACCCAAATCAATTGTTGTTGTTATTACATTTGCACTAATTGCCTGAACCGTTTTTGTTAATAAATATAATACCGGATTTCCACTTACATCTGTGTTTAATACTGAAACGGTTCTATTTATTGAATTTGTAAAATCAACCATTTCTAATGTAGTAAATATAACATTAGAATTTGCAGTTGATTTTATTTGCATACCTTCTTTTATTTTTACACAATAATCAAAGTCTGGTTCATATGTACCCGTATTAGTTGCGGTATATATTGAAGGAACAGTTTGATACACTGTCAATGTGGTTATTGCAGGTCTACTGATTTTAGGAACATATCCAAAGTTTTGCGCGTGAGTAAGAATATTAGAATAATTACTTGCTACGTTAATAAATGATTCTTTTAATTGAGCATCGGTATAATATGAAAGAACATCACCCACATATGAGGCTTGTTCTATAAACATCATACCAGGAGATGCATCACTAAAATCTGAATTAGTATTTGGAAAATATGTTTTAGTAAATTCAACTAAAGCTTGTTTTAAAGATGTGAAATCTCTATTCACATATTTAACATCTTTTTTATTTGTAGACCAGCTTTTATCTATTGGATTAAGTGCCATTTTATAATGAAATTGTTAATGTATCAGTTGTTGGTATTGCTGAAAAGTTTATTGAATATTTTAATTCTAAATTAACCAAATGTTTATCTTTAGAATTATTGTTGTTTTCAAATATAATTGAATCAATACTAACATATGGTAAATACGTTGATATTGCTTTTGTTATAACATTTTCAATTCTCATTTCAAAATCACCTTCTTCGTATGGTTCAAAAATGAATTGTCTTAGTGGTGTTCCAAACGTAGGATTACCAACTCTTTCACCCGGTTCGGTTAATATTAAGTTTTTTAAATTTGATTTGATTTGATTTTTCGTAGTATAGTTTACTGCAAAATAACCATTGTTAGCACCACCAATAGGTAATGCCAATCCAACACTTTTATCTTGTGTATCAATTACAAACGATTTTTCTAATTCAAATGCCAATTTAATTACCCCTTATTGAATTTTTTTACTAATTGAGAATAATCTCTATTTAATGCTTTCATAACCGATTGTGCTGCTTCAGGATTTTTCCTTGCAGCCATTGCCATTTTATGTTCTAATGGAATACCACCTTCTTCTTGTCCTTGCATATATGCAGATAATTCTTCATTTGCACCACCACCCCAATTTGGTGTAGGTTCTGGTTGTGCATATTCTCTAAAATTATCACCATATCCTAAATCAGCCGGTGAAATCATAGGTCTAGCCATTTGTGGCTTTTGACCATATTGAATTGTACCATAAGTACCATCATCCTTTGATTTAAATTCGTAACTTTCGTTCACTTTTTTAGGTGCTTCAACTTGTTCGTTTAACACTTCATGAACAGCATTTCGTATTTCTTCTTTAAGAGTTTTTTTAATATCCTCTCTTAATACTTTTACTAATGCTTTGATTAATTGTGTTTGGTCCATAAACTTGGTTTTTACTATATATAATTATTTGTTATTTCTTTTTTGGGATAATAAATCCATTAATTGATGCTAATCTTGGATTTTTTACAAATACACCAACACCATCTCTATTAAATCCACCACCCGTAGTGTTTCCTTCTATTGATGTAATTCTACCTTGTGCATTTGGTTTGGGGTCTGCTACTATACCAATGTGATGTGGATGACCGGATGTGGTTGCATAAATAATAGCAGCACCATATACCGGGGTTGATGACCATAATCCATTTCTAATAGCCCATTGTTTCCAATCAGTACATCCCGCAGAGTTTGGTGATTTTGCTCCCGCTTGTTTAAACCAATAACTAACTGCAGCTGCACACCAAAATGCAGGAAAGTTAATTCCTACTCCATTTAAATAAGTAGTAACATATCCCCCATAGTTTGATGGTGGTGGAGTTTCCATAACCGGAATTGATGCGGCCGCCTTTGCATATGCTATAATCCTTTTACCAATATCATCATCTGCCGTAGATTGTTGTATATTATTTAATACACTAGGGTCTGCAGTAATACTAACATTCATACCTGTTGCTAATTTTTCTTTTGCTAAAGATTTTGCCTCATTTGCGGATGTTACAATAACTACCGCTTCTTCATCACTAATTTGATTTAATTGTTGTTTTTCATAAGTTTCAATAATAGTTTCTTCTGCTTTTTGAATATCATTTTCTGCTCCAATCTTTTCATCTTCTGTTAATTTAAAGTCTGCATTATTAACTTCAAATGGCGCTTCTTCTTGTGTTGAATTTAATTCACCCATTTCAACTTTATAACCGGTCCAACTTATAACACCGGGTGCAGGTGGTAAGGGTGGTGGATATTGTGAAATTGTATAACAAACACCTTGAACAGTTGTTAAATGCATTTGTGCTAAACTAATAAATAATTTTAAAAATTGGTCTACATTTTTAATTGGTGGAGTATAACCATCTGCAAATTTACCGGGTGTGGTAACAGCATTAGAAGTTACAGATAAATTTAAAATTGTACCTGGAGCGGGAAATACAGGAATAGATACAGTTTGTAATTCTGCCCCAGTCCAATAACCCACAACGGCAGTTCCTAATAATGTAAGATATGAACTATAAAATGATGGGTTAGTTGCTGCTAATGCAGTATAAGCCGTTGATTGTAAAAGTGCATTCATTAATTCTACATTACCTTTTTTAATTGGGTTCTTTGTAGTATTGTCAAATCCTCTTTTTATACACTCATCGTATTTTTTACTAAAATAATTAGCCCACTCATTGGATGATTTCCAATCAGCTTGTTTCATTTTAGTTCCTACTTCATCATAGAATTGTGACCACATTAGATAAGGTAATTATTTTTAGATAAAGTATCTTTTAATTTATTCTTTATATTATTAAACGGTGATTTATCAATAGGACCTGGTGCCGATGGGCCTGATGGAGTTGCAATTGTCATAGCATCTATTGCATCAATTAATTGTCCTAATAAATCTACTAATTTATTACCTAAAATAGCTTGTTCTTCTGCGCCATCTTTACCATGAAATACTTTACCACCCGTATTAACTGCTAATATAATATTTTTATTATGTTTTGCATTTATTTCAATGTTTCCATTTTGAGAAATAAGTTTATACCCCTTTTCAGTATCAATTGTAACAACATCATCCGTAAATATACTAAATGTTTTTTTACTAAACAAAAAGGTTTCAGCTGTTTTTGATGAGAAAAGTAATCTTCCACTATTAATTACCAATTGTTCACCTTTTAAATCATCCGAAGATGGATAATTATCATTTGCTTCTTTATTAACTTTTATTGTAGTTGAATTGTATAATGTTTTATATTCACCGGATGTAATTTGAATTGAAGTTCCATCTTTATTAATATCTTCACTAACAACATCATATACTTTCTTTTTTTGATTGTCCGGATTTTCACCGTTACGAATCATAATAGCCGGATATGCCATTCCATTATCTTTATCATCATGTATGTACCCACTAAAACGAATTGAATGTCCAAATCTACCTTGTAATAAAGTATCACCTTCATTTAATGCTAATTGATGAATCTTCATATTTCTTTTAAAATATTTTCCACCAAATCCATCCTTTATATTATCAGAAGTATTTGTAGATTTATCTGAATTAGCAATTCCAGTTTGTGAAGTTTCTTGATAATTATTTACTGAATTATGTTTTGTTCCATCCGTTTCTTTTGTAGTTTTTAATCCATATACTATTAATGTAGTATCGGTATTAAAATTAGGTGAATTTTCAGGTGTTATTTTTTCATAATAATCTCTACCCGCTATGTTATAAATTCTTACAGTTTCATTTTTAACTGGCAATTGTAATATTTCTCGACGTAAAGGAAAAGCAACCGGCAATTTATCTTCATTTATCTCGGTTGCAGGTCCTGGTTTTCTGTACAAAATAGAACCATAGTACAACCCATCTTTAGTAATATAATCTGCATCTTTAAATTCTGAATATATTTTATCTAAAGATACAATATCTTTTTTAATATCATCAATATTTAATAATACACTATGAACTAATGCAATCTCATATTGCATCCCGGGCGTATTGGGTGCTGATGCCGCGCTTACTTGTTGGGATTGATAAAAATTAGCCATTTTATTTACCTATACTTTCTTTTAATGATTCAATTTCAAATTCTAAATCTTCAATCTTATCATCGGTACTTTGTGTAATTTCTTTAGCAACCACATCCATCTCTTCTAATAATGCTTTCTTATCATCTTCACTTAACCAACCTTCATCACCCGCTTTCTTAGTGTTTGCCAATACTAACTTTTGTGCTATGTTTGCTATTTTAATTAGGTGGTCATCATTACTAATACTTGCTTCTATCAATTGTGTAATGATAGGACCAATGGTAATTACATCAGATGGTTTAGTTACCAATTTTCTCATTTCTTCAATTAAACCAGAAATGTTTTTCTTTTTACTTTGTTGGTTTTCATAAATATCTCCCAACAAATCACTAAATGTTTTTCCTTTAAACAAAGGAAAATTCATGTCTACACTTGCCATAAATCTTTTTTATAAATATTGTGTATTTAAAAACTTACTTACTAATCAAATAGTTACCTAATACTAAGTAATCCATTTCACACGAATAAAATGTTTTAATAGCCGTTTTAGGGTCTAATACCATTGTTTGACCTCTAAGATTGAATGAGGTATTAAGTAAAATAGGATATCCACTTAACTTTTCAAATTTCTTAAGTAATGTAAAAATATATGGATTGAAAGTAGAACGAACTGTCTGAACTCTTGCTGTTTTATCGGCGTGAGTAATAGAAGGTAAACCTGCAATAAAACTATCTTTAACTTTAAATACTTGGTTCATATACGGAACTTCTTGTCCTAACATTTGAAAATATTTATTAGCATCATCCGCCGTAACCATTGGTGCAAAAGGTCTAAATCCTTCTCTCTTTTTAATTACTCTATTTACCTTTGGTTTAATGTCTTTAATGGTAGGATTTGCTAATATAGAACGGTGTCCTAATGCTCTTTGTCCAAACTCACTACCATCTTGAAACCATCCAATAATTGCACCATCGTTAATTAAACTAGCTACTTTTTCAGTTAACGGATTATAATTTTCAAATCTTTTTACTTTATCATTTGGAACTAAATCCGCAATTGCAGATATAAAATCGGCTGCTCCATATGATGGTCCTAAGAATGGATTTGAATTATCTACTCTTTTATGTGTAGGATTTGATTGATAATACACAAACAATGCACAACCAATAGCACTACCCGCATCAGATGGTGCTGGTGGAACATATACGTTCTTGTAGGGAGTTTCTATTGTTATCTTACCATTTGCTAATCCGTTGTATGCACACCCACCACTCAAACATAAGTTGTCTTGTGGATAATGTTTATGAAAATTATTTAACATTTGGAAAAACAATCTTTCGTAATGTGCTTGTAATGAAAATGCAATATCCATATAAACTGGTTCTAATTCACTTTCTGGTATTCTAGGAGCTACATTAAATAATTCTGCCATTTTAGAATTAAACATACCTTTCTCTGAATAATGGAATGAGAAATATTTCATATCTAATTCTAATGTATTACCATTTAATTTAGCAATCTTTTCAAATTGTTCTCTATATAAATCTTTTTGATTACCATAAGCTACTAATCCCATTACTTTGTATTCACCACTATTTGGTTTAAATCCTAAAAATGCAGTAATACTTGCATATAATAATCCCAATGAATGTGGAAAGTAAGTTCTTTCTAATGGTTGTATGTATCTACCTTTTATACCTAATCCCAATATTGCTGTTTCGTTTTCACCAACACCATCTACTGAAAATAAATGTGCGTTTTCAAATGGTGATGTATAGAATGAATATGCTAAATGTGATATGTGATGTTCTACATATTCAATTGAACCTTTATATCCTAATTGTGTACGAATAATATCTTCAATGTTATTATTCTTTTTCCAATTCCAAAGTTTTTTTGTTAAACCAATTGTTTTTGGAAAATAGGTAAAATATTGCTCTTTAAATCTTTCGTATTTTTTCTTAGGGTCTTCATACCAAACAATTTTATCTATTTGGTTAATTTTTATTTTGTTTTGTTTTAGAATCCACTTAATTGAATTGATAGGAAATCTTTGGTCATGCTTTTCACCTGTAAATCTTTCTTCTTCTTGTGCTGATACAACTTTGCCATCTACAATCAATGCAGCTGCTGAATC